GACACTGGCAAAGAAATCCTTTACAAAGTTGGTACCGATGATGGTTTCGCCGGTCACTACGCCACGGTATTCACGGATAGGGTGGCCTTCTATGGTTGGAGTTGTACTTAAAATCATAACGTATGTTCTAAATAATTGAAAATTAAAAACTTATGCAGACTGCTTTTTTCTTGTGCAGTTTTTATTCAGGTTTTTCACGATTTCGGACGTGAAGCCAGTCGCATAAAACTCTCCCGAGCCAAGGAGCAGCCAGTATGGGTTGATGTGGTAGTCACGGACTAGGAACTGAACCCAAGACGGACGGAAACGACCGTAATACTCGGCAGGCTCGTCTCGCAGGGACATGATGTTCCAGCGGTTGAGACCATACCGGTCAGTTATCGTCTTCAGACCGCCAATGCAACCATCAGCCTTCAGGCGGTCGATGGCATTAAAGAAGCGCACGACTATATCCACATCAGCGGACATCAGATTTTTATCTTCCATATTTATTTTATCTTTTTGTAGGCACGACTGAAAACGCTTTCCAGCCTTGCCCGGTGATTATTCAATCTTTGCGACCAGTCCTGCAACTGAGCCAGTGATGGTCGAGAAGCCAGCAGCCCATCCACCTCGGAAGGTGTGAGCACTGGCAGGTATTCCTCGTAGGCGAGAAGGTAATCAATTCGGCACATTCTGCATAACTAACATTACAAGGATATATCCGAGAACAGCAGCAAAGCCAAAGTATAGATAAATCTTTGCTATCTTCTCGTTTCTTGCTATGATGTAATCATCAGCTTCAACCTCAACCTTGCGCCTAGTCAATTGATGCCCATCGTATCGTTCCCCTCTCTTGTAGCGACCATCAGCGATATAGACCGCCTGCGATGTATACTGCCAGCCATAGGCGGTATGTTTATTTTTCAGCTTTCTGTAGCCAACAATCAGCAGGACAACTCCACCGATGATACTAAACATGAAACCAACGAAACCCCAAAACCAAGCAGCACCAACAGAAGGGACTATCAGCTGGATTCCTTCATCCTCTACCTTTCCAACGCTGGAAACACGACCAGCACCACCAGCAGAAACATTCCGGTGCGGTATAGAATGAGCATCGCCATAGATATTATTGCTGACAACACGACCAGCATCCCTTCCTACCTGATTGACAGCAGAGCGAACGAAACCCTTTGCCAGTCCATTAATGAAACTTCCCATACGCTATTTATTTAAATGATTTATATTTCTGTCGTAGAACTCATTCCAAGCCTTTTTCTTGATGAAGACGAAGAAGAGCAGCAGCCCTAGGGCGACCATCAGCAGGTGCAGCGGCTGACGCAAGACACCGAACCCGAAAGAACGCTGGAAGTCGATGCAGAATGAAATCAGCACTCCGTAGGTAGCGAACGCTCGATGTACCCAGCAGAAGCCATAGGCAAGGCTGACGACGATCCAGGCAATGAACCCGAACAGCGAGCAGTCGAATATCCACTCTGTGAGTTTTACCCTAAAGCCCATGGAGAGCAGGGAACAGTGAACCAGCATTACAAACGCACCCACTGGAGGGATAATACCTATTATCAACCTGCTGGCTTTCCATAGCCAGCTTTTCCCGAGGGCGGCAAGAAGAATCTTCTCCTTCCGCTCTATGAAATCCTCCTCTTTCATCGTTACTTAGAATTTTAGTTGATATTGTACCTGGAGCGAGAACTAAAGTTCACGCAACCACTTCTGACCTCTTTTTGATTTCAAGAAGAGAACAAACGCAACACTCATCACGAACACGAATACATTAAAAAACAAATATGTTACCATAATCTCTAACTTTTAAATTTCATTATATAATTGGCAGCATTGGCGATTGCAGCACCGCCAAGGAAGCCAAAGATAATACACGCTATATTCACCATTGCAAGTTCCTTGCCAGTGAAAAGAGGAGACAGACCACCGACAGCAACGCTTCCGTACATCATTTTCGAGCAGTCGTAGAGATACCCAGCCAAGAGCTTTCTTCTGTCCGTCTCCCTATCGTCTGTTGTTTTTTGACTAACCATACTTTTTCATTTTGCAAAGTTACTAAATTATTTCTGTCCGACAATGGCAAGCAGCGTTTTTACCTGACTTTGCAGGAACTCATTCTGTTCTCGCAGCAGTTTATTCTCAGCAGCCAAGGCAGCATCACTACCTATTGACTGAGAAACGTTTGAACTGTTCGAGCCATTGATGTTTGAACCGAAAACAGCCTCTTCCATCTCGGCTGGGAGTGGAGGGGCACATTTATCGATGATTGCCTTTATTGCAGATATAAAGTCCAATTTCAGACTTTTAGCCTTTAACTTGCCATTCAGATTTTGTGGGCTTGTGCCCAGTTCTTCAGCAACAGAAGCAAGAGATAACCCTCTCTGCTTCAAATATGTTTTCATTTCTTCACCAGTCATAGTTAATTCTAAATAAATTAAAACTAAAGTAAACAATTTATAAATATAAACACAAATGTTTGTGAATATAAATATTTTATTGTATCTTTGCAAACGAATTAAGAAACGAGTTTAAAAACTCATTTGCAAAGATAAAGAAAATAATTTAAAATACAAATAAAATGGGAGAAAATTTTAATTATGATTTTCGGACACCGTTGCAGAAGCAGCAGGACGAAAGAAAGAAGAACATCATAGCGATGTTTGCAGATTTCCGAGCAAAAGCACCTGCCGAGACCTCAGACAGCAGAATAATGCTCGCAGTTTCACAGCGTGTTGGTTGCACCCAGCAGAACGTGCGTGTTATCCTCATTAAGGCTGGATTGATAACACCAAAGAAGAGACGTGCAGCCGTGCGCAAATAATCAAGTAGAACCAATTTAAACATTCAGAGCGTATGAAGAAGTTTATCGAGATTATCACAAGTGACGAAGTATTATCCCTGGCAGTTGCCATCGCATTAGTAACTTTAATTTTCTGGAGGGCTTAGTTATGACGAACGAAGAACCAAAGGTAGCAGACGCAGGCAGATACACCATGACAGAAACCTGCAAGGTACTGGGCATCCATCGCAACACCCTGCGCAGGTGGTTGCAGGCTGGTAAGATTAAGGTCAAGTTCCGCAGAATCGACAACCGCAAGGTTTTCGAGGGCAGCGAGATTAAAAAAGTCTGGAGGATTGCCCTATGAGCAAGTTATCAATCAATATGCGCAGGATGATCGTGAAGTACACAGACATCTGCTGGCTTATCACTAACTGGAAGGCGAACCGCAAGACCAGAAAGCAATGCGAACTGAACAGCAAGTGCTACTTCGAGGCAGAGCGGAGAATCCAGTACAGAGAGTTTGAAGGCAACCTTTGCGTGGCACTGGATAACATACCGCTCATACCAGTGGACGGAATTGGCGACAACGAGGTATTGAAGTCGTGCCGTGAGACCTTCCAAAGTTACATATTCAATCAGCGAGGAGGAAACGAATGAAGAAGATAATAGAGGATTGCAGGAAGAAGATGTACGATGCCATCTGGCTGGAGTTAGACCGTGAACCACAGCGACCAGCGGTTGCAAGGGTAGACATCAAGACCACGGCAGGCGGCATCTGCGTATGGTGCGACAGAACCGGGAACGTAGCGGTCGTGACGCACAAGAACAGCAACAACGAAAGCGAGCGGCTGGAGGAAGCTATCGAGGGCTGCGTCAACTATCAAGACGTGATGGACGACTGGCTGGAAGAGAACAGCCAATACGCAGACCAAGACCCGATGGACGCCTTCGAGGAAAGCAGGCTCGACAGCCTTATGGCTCAACTGGTTTGATTACGATGTTAAACAATTATTATATGGCTCCCTGCAGCGGCAGGGCAAAGGGCGCACGCAAAACTCATTTTTCAAGGTTATCTAAAATTAGTTGTTTTTACCATGCTGTATGCGGAAACGACAGCGTGCGCCCTGCAACGGAAGGGCATCCACCAGCAGCAGGCAAGGGTGGGATAATATTAGGGTCGACTGGGGTTCGAATCCCCAGCCTTCCACTAGAGTTAATTAAAAGATTATGTTGAACAATAAAAAGAACGAATTATGGAAAATGAAATTATTCAAGTAAGCGGTGGAGAAATGCTGGAAGCTATCAACCGCTCGGAGATTGACGGACAGATTGCCACTGCGCACAAGTTCCCGAGAGACATCATGCAATGCAAGAAGAACATGGTGGCATTAGCAGCGATGGACGATGATGTAGCATACAATTGCTTCTATCACCTAGAACGACAAAGCAAGGACGGAAAGACAACAGTAATCGAGGGTCCTAGCGTCCGATTTACGGAAATCATTTCCGCATGCTGGAAGAACCTGCGCATCGCGGGTCGCATCATCGCCAACGATGGCAAGACCATCACAGCGCAGGGTGTTTGCCACGACCTCGAGAGCAACGTTGCCTACTCCGTGGAAGTGAAGCGAAGCATTCTGACATCGAAGGGGTACACGTATTCGCAGGACATGCAGGTGGTCGTTGGCAATGCAGCCGTGGCGATCGCACAGCGTAACGCAATCTGCAAGGTCGTGCCGCAGGTATTGATTGCAAGCGTGGTGAAGGAAGTGCAGGCGAAGGCTCTTGAGCACATCAAGCAGACTGGCGTACAGAGCCAGTGGAAGAACTGCGTAGCCTGCTTTCAAGTGTACCAGGTAACAGACCTTATGTTGCTTGATTACATCGGGAAGAAATCAGCCGAGGAAGTCACGGCAGAGGATATTCAGAAGCTTGCTGGTGTGTACAACGCCATCAAGGAAGGCACGACCACCGTAGAGGAGACATTCAAGAAGCCAAAACAGCAGGAAACCATCGCGCAGCAGGCGCAGGCAGCAGCCGAGAGCGCACAGAAGAAGGCAGAGAAGGCAATGAGCCGCAGCCAAGGAAAGACTGGCACAGCAGCGAAAAAGTAGTTTAGTTTATAAAGTTATAACGTTTGCCCGAACCGCCACGGCACAACCTATGGGGTGGGCTCCCATCATAACCTACCAAGGGAAGCCGTGGCAACTATTAAACATTCAGTAAAATTATGGCAGAAAAAGAAAACAAACAGAAACACAAGAGCACCATCGACAAGTACTTTGACAGAACCGCCAAGGCATACAAGACATGGGTCGAGGAAAACGAGGAAGAAAGAAATTTTCTACAGATTGCAGCAGAAGATAATGGGGATGTAAGCGAAGAAGGTGGCAAAGGTTTCGATTTCCATATTGCCTATTCCGGAAAAGCCGATATCCTCGCAAGTGGACTTGTGCATTCAATGAAGAGGGATGAATTCGTTCGTCAGCTTATCATTGGAGCAGCGAAAATGTATTATACCGCAAACATAAAAATAAAAGACAATGAAGCAGATAATTAAATATAAAAGCAGAGAGGAGTGGTTGCAGAACCGCTCAAAGGGAATAGGAGCATCAGAGGCAGGCACAGTACTGGGACTGAACCCATGGGAAACACCATACCAGCTGTGGAGACGCAAGAAGGGTATCGACCCACCAAAGGTTGAGAACTTTGCGATGGTTGCAGGACATCTGCTGGAGGATGCCGTTGCGCAGTTCTTTAAGCGGGAGAGCCACTGCCACATCATCAAGGCGAGCACGGACGACTACACCATCACGAACACCGATACTCCGTATCTGCGTGTATCTCCTGACCGCACTTTTTGGAGAACCGGAGCAAAGCACAATGAAGTGGAAAAGTCTATCCTCGAGTGCAAGACCACGCAGATGCAGATAGATGCAGACGACCTCCCGAAGCATTGGTTCTGCCAGCTACAGATGAACCTCGGAGTGGGCGAATACAAGGATGGAGCACTTGCCTGGCTGACAGCAGGCAGGGAGTTCGGCTACCGTGACATCGATTTCGACCCCGAATTCTTCGGATGGATGAGGGACGAGATAACCAAGTTCTGGCTTGACTACATCGTGGGTAACCAAGAGCCGCCAGCCTACAGCGCACAAGACGTTCTCCTAAAGTCTCCTCTACATGTAGCTGGCAAGGAAGTGACCGCAACGAAGGAGATACTCGAACAGATTGCTAGGCTCAAGGAACTCAAGGTTCAGAACAAGAAACTGGAGACCGAGCAGGATGAGATTGAGGACAACTTGAAGCTGTTCTTCGGGGACGCAGAGAGCATCGTTTCGGATTCCGGAAAAACGCTGGCAACGTGGAAAGCACCGAAGGCAAGCGAGAAGTTCGATGCCAAGGCTTTTCAGGCAGACCATCCTAAAGCGTGCGCCAAGTACATCAAGCAGGTGCAGGGAGCACGAAGATTGCTAATTAAGTAAAGGCAGGGCTTATGGCTGTTCCTATATCAAAAACCGACCTAAGGAATATAATTTCCCAACTGGAGAATTATATTTCCCTAGGTGGGAAAGTGACAGCACCGACCGACACAAGCCAGCGGAACAAAATCCGTATGGCTACCGTGCTCAAACGGAAGCTGGAAAAGAAACTATCATTATCAGAATAATACATCATGAGTGATTCATTTATCATATACACATCATATTTAAAAATCTTCGAGCAACTGACCGATGCACAACTCGGGCAGCTAACAAGGCACATGCTTTCTTTTGCTAAGACTGGCAAAGAACCTTCAATAGAAGACCCTCTCGTTAAGTTATCATTCGCATTCATCAAAGATGATATGGAGCGAAACCAGCGTAAATACGAGGAGAAGTGCGAGCGACTCCGTGCAAATGCACGAAAACGCTGGGATAAAAAGCAATTGGATTCAGAAGCAAGCGAAGACATGCAAAAGCATACAAACGTATGCAAAAGCATGCAAAAGCATGCAAATGCACAAATTGCAATGCATAATGATAATGATAATGAATATGTAAATGATAATGTTGATGATAATGATGTTTCTAAAGAAACAGATATAGAACCTTCTAAAGAAGGTATTCTGAGTGCATCGGTCAAGACCGAAGCACCCGGTGGCGGCAATGGTTCTAAATCTCAAAAGATAGACTATGCTGCCGTAAAGGAATACTGGAACCGCAAGCATGATGAAACGAAGAGTGCGATGCCGCCTATTACGCTCATGACCGAGAACCGCAAGGTGATGGTCAAGGCAAGGGTTCGTCAATGCAAGGGAGACGTGAAAACTCTGTACCGGGTAATTGACATTGCGATAGCATCTGACTTCATGAACGGAAACAACAAGCATGGGTGGCTCGGAAAGTTTGATTGGATATTCGGCAATGAGCAGAACTTTGCAAAGGTGCTGGAAGGCAACTTTAACAACGAGCCAGCCACAAGCCAGCAGCCGCAATCGGCAGCAGTCAAGGCGCAGGATCCTGCGGCAACAGCACGTCCGAGCATCGGGGAACTCTACGAGCAAGCCAAGCGTCAGCAGCCAGCGAGCCAGCAGAGCCAAGACAGCAAGTTCCGGTGGGTAATCCAGCAGAACCTCGAAGACCTTAAGAAGAACCCGAACAACAAGCCTGCAAAGGATTCGCTGACAAGATATTACGAACGTGGAGTTCTTCAACGGCTGGGCATCGACTGGAAGCCCGAAAAATAACGAATGAGGGCAAAAATAGCCGCTCTGGGACGTTTTCACGCTTCGGGCGGTAAATTATAAGGCAAACAGATTTTAAACACTTAAAACAAAAGAATTATGGAAAAAGAAGTAATTGTAATTAATGAACTGGGCGAGTATTGTGCTTGCGCATTTTGTGCCGAGTGTCACTTTATAGAGATTGAAAGCCATGAATGAGTTGTTTTTCCACGAATGCAGAGCCGCAGGGCTTGTATTCAAGACCTCAGACGACTGGTTCAAATGGCTGACTGATAACAGCTACGACATCAAGAAGCCGGTCGCAGAGCATGAAGGCTTCCAATACAACATTAATGATACTTGCATCAATCCGCACATAATCGAGTATGCCGTAGAGGGTGCAGACAACTGGGGATGGAAGGTAATGACCGCCAACACCCAGTTCGGCTGGATATGGGGGTGCGATATTCAGAACGGAAATACCGAGTGTAATATTTGTCCGGTTGGCTACCCGAGCAGATATGACGATCTCGGCATCTTCTACGGTAATGAGAAAGAAGCGGTTCAAGATGCTCTGACCTACATCATCAAATACCTCGGGAAGAATGCTGGAACCAAGAACACCAACCTACTTCTCTGGGCAGCTAAGAAGAAGCGAGCAGACATCATTCATCCACAGCAGGAACTTTTTAAATAAAAAAATATGAAAAAGATAGAAATCATCACGGACGAACACCGACATCACGTATACGTTGGCAACACCGATTTCTGGCTCAATACCAAGGAACTGCTGGAACTTTATTTTAAACTCGGACACGTTAAGTTATAAACAATAAAAACATTCAGACAATGGAACAGAAAGATATTGATATTTATGAGATACTCAAAGATGAAGAGTATGGTACAGAGTTGTACACGCCAAAATGCGGAAGGGTGTGGCACAGTGGAATGGCAAACGACAAGGACAGTGCGAAAGCAATCTGGACTGAGGACGAAGCTGGAAGAGAACACTTTTTCGACAAGAACGGAAAAATCTATAAAGAAGGAGAAGTCCTGCTTTTCCCATCAAAGGAAATGAGAGACTGGAGCAAGTTCTTCAAGAAGGGAGACGTGCTTATTTGTTACGAAGGAAAGAAGCCGTACTATACAATCTTTGATTGTTTTGAGGACAACACTTACCGAGCTTTTAAGGGAAAGTTTGCGCATGATTGTTATGAAGACAAATGGTATCAGAACGAAGGTAATCTTTCTACAAATACCTTCCAAAAATTGAACCGTGCAGATTCTGAAATTTATGTAACAGAAATCGAAGAGCGATTTGGTGGTAAGTTGAACCGTGAAACTCTGGAGATTGAGAAACCTCAGCCTGAGTTCAAGGAGGGAGATGTTTTGTTTGTAAAATGCCAGGGCGATAATTTTATTGAAATCTTTAAATACTCTAAAAAGAATGGTGACTTATTTGACCACGTTTCACTAGTCCCTAGAACGCAGAAATTAGATACCTCTGGTAAATTAAAAATATGCAAAGAAAGTATCGTAGAAATTCGCCTTGCCACAGAAGAAGAGAAAGAACAGCTCTTCTCAGCTCTAGAAAAGAAAGGCAAACGCTGGGATATTGAGAAGAAACAGATTGTGGACTTGAAGCCAGCGTTTGAAATCGGCAAACTCTACGTTTTCAAAGAGGAAGACGAGGACGGAGAGTTGACAATCATCGGTAAACTCATCGACAAGAACGAAAGCGAAGATACGCTGACATTCGGCAACCAGTACGAAATCGAGAACGAGAAGTTCGTGACCGACCAAACCTTCGACCTGCGTATCAGCGTTAACAAGGAACTGCGAGAAGCAACAGATGACGAATATTGCACGTTCCGAGAGGCTTATTACCTATGGGAGAAGAGCAAGGAAAAGAAGAGCGAGGAGCAGTCAGCCTTCAAGACCTTCGACAAGGTGCTGGTGAGTAATGGAGAGGAATACAATTGGCAGCCAGCCTTCTTTGTTAGTGACCGTGGAGAGGGAGCAATTTATAGATATAATGTCTTGCCCATCCAAAGCGGAAAAGTAGCGGACTTCGCCTTCTGCATCCCATTCGAGGGCAATGAGCACCTCACCTTCACGTCAGACCCATTCTAGTGGACGTATGGCGAGTGAATTATGCAAGGCTTGCGATGCCGGGCGAAACTGCTTAAATGGCATCTATTGCCCGGCACGCAAGCAATATGTAGAACATCAGGTAATACTTGAATGCAATGAGCGACTTCGCAACAAAGGAGAAGAACAGAACGTACTACCAGGAGCACCGGGAACAGATCCTCAGAGCCACGAAGGAATGGCGAAAGAGAAACCGGGAAAAATACCGGGCGTATCAAAAGGAGTACTGGAGTAAGCACTACCGGAATTACGGTACGAAGAACCGGGTAGCCGACAGAGCGATGCGTGAGAGGAAGAAACCGGACATAGACAAGGCTCTTTCCATGTTCAAGAATCCGCAGCAGGCAGCGCATCTGGCATGGCTGCTAGAGAACAAGAAGAATAATCGGTCGTGAGTTCATTAATAGAGTTTTTAACCAGCGAGGACAGAAGGAGATAGGCTCTTCAGTAAAAATCTTATAACATTTCTTGAAAAAAAAATATAGAGCCGGAAACGCATCTTCCGAAGTCTGACAACAAACAAAGAAAGCGAGGTGGTACATGAAGAAGTAAGAAAAAGAAATCGTTAGAAAATTATGCTTTTATTCATTCGGCTGGCGGTGGAAGAAGGAAGAACCCTGCAACATATACATTTTGTTATTCATTTATTTTGCACCCGCAGACAACTTCCGGAATCCCTGCCAGCTTTCTCTATCGCCCAAAAAGAAGGGAAAGAAAGGGGGTAGGGGGAAAAATAGGGATAATAACGCATGTGTGCACGTATATGCGCACGTAAAGGGTGTTGAGTAATAAACTACACCAGCAAAACAAAATAAACGCTTATACGCGAAATTTAAACGAAATAATTACTTTAAAGAAAAAAATGGAAAAAGGAACAGTTATAATTGGCATCGACCCCGACAACCTGGAAAGCGGAGTTGGAGCAGTCTTTGACGACAAGAAGTTTCTCGCCTATAAAATGAACTTCCCAGCTTTGATAGATTACCTCAAGGCTATGAACGAGAGTTGCAAAAAGATTAAGGTCGTTATTGAAGGCGGCTGGCTTAATAAGAGCAATTGGCATGTGCTTAATCGGTTCATGACAGCAGTCAAGGCAGCAGCAATCGGACGCTCTACCGGAATGAACCATCAGACCGGAATCTTGATTGTCGAGTGCTGCAAGCATTACAATATCCCCTGCGAAATCATCAAGCCATTGAAAAAATGCTGGAAGGGGAAGGACGGAAAAATCACGCAGGACGAAATTGCTTATTTTGTAAGCGCAGGACAAAAGTTGCCGAGAATGAACCAAGACCAGAGAGACGCACTTCTCCTCGCATGGGTCTGTGCAGGATACCCGGTCAGAGTGATGCCGAAGAAACCGCAGACAACCCTGCAGAAGACCATTAGAGCCTTTGATGGATAAAATAAAACGAAGTGTTGGAAAAAGTTAAAAGTGGGCAAAGAGCGAACAACTAAAGCAAAAAAGTAGTATCTTTGCGCCAATGTTTATCAGATAAGCAGTTTTTCGAACTTAAAACAAGAAGAAAATGAAAACAGAAGAAATCGCACTATCGAGGGTCAGCGAGAACGAAGCGAACCCGAGAGAGATAAGTCAAGCGAACTTTCAGAAGCTTGTGCAGAGCATCATCGTGTTCCCACGAATGTTGACCCTGCGCCCGATTGTTGTTGATGAGACCTTCCACGCATTGGGTGGAAACATGAGACTGAAAGCCTTGCAGCACATTGTCACGATGGACGAAGCAAGCATTCAAGTAAAGCTGGATGCAGAGCAGCGTCTTTCCGATGAGGAGCAATCCGCATTGATGGAGTATTGGCAGGGATGGCAGCAGCAGCCAACAGTTACCGTGGTGAGCGCATCAGACTTGACAGAAGCACAGAAGCAGGAGTTCATGATTAAAGACAACCTATCCTTCGGCAACTGGGACTTCAACGACCTTGCGAACCGATGGGACAGCGCACAGCTTCAGAACTGGGGTATGCCAGTCTGGAACCCAGCACCAGTGGAAGCAAGCAGCACCAGCAAGTGCAAGAAGAAAGACAAGGACGACCAAGAGGGCGACCCATTCGCAGGGGAACTACCTCCTGAAATCGAAGGGCAAGACTTAACTCCTGACGACTTGCCAACGATAATGGGCGATGGCGTTTTGCCACGTGAGAACGTAATCATTCACTACAAGCCAGCCGATGAGCCATTCCTTGCCAAGCTTCTGGGAGTTGATCATATCGACCGCATCGTCTGGAACTTTGACGAACTGAAACCAAGACAAGAAGGAAAGGAGGAAGACAATGGAGAAGAATAAAATCGAGAACATCAACCTGCACGACCTGGTGGAGAACCAAGACAACCCACGCAGCATTGAGCCACAGCAGATGCAGAAACTCGTTGAGAGTATTCTGACGTTTCCAAAGATGTTGCAGATGAGACCAATCGTCTGTAATGAGAACCGAGTTATCCTCGGAGGAAACATGCGCTTCCGTGCCCTGCTCAACATCGAGCAGATTGAAGACGAAGCTATCAAGAACGCAATAGAGACCGTTGCCGTGAAACTGACCGATGGAGAGAAGCAGCAGCTTTGCAGCCACTGGGAGAAGTGGAAGGCAGAACCAAAGGTCGAGGTCGTTATGGCTGACAGCCTATCCGAGGAAGAGACGGACGAGTTCATCATCAAGGATAACGTCTATTTTGGCAGCTGGGATGAAGAGAAGCTAAAGGGAGCATTTGACGTTGACGATATGCAGCGATGGGGATTGAACCCCTGGGAAATCCAGCAGGAAGCCACGACCTACGAACCAGCAGAGGACGAAGAACAGCGCATCATCATCGTTTACCGCAGCGAGGACGCACAAGCCGTGGCAGATATGCTGGGACTTGACGCAATCGAGAAGCGCAACTTTGATGTGGACGAACTCAAAGAAAAAACCGAATAGTCGGAAATTTAGCGTTTAAGTCGGAGAAACGTTTGAAATGGATAAACTATCCGCTCTGAACAATTCAATCCGGCAGAGGCGAAATTTAACAAAAATAACTCGAATATGAGAAAGACTTGTGTTTTTATCATTGGAACCAACGCCAGCGGAAAGAGCACCGTTGCCCGAAAGCTGATAGAAAGCTTTGGTGGAATCGAAAGCTATTCGAACGGAATAAGCAGCACCAGGGATGGAGTTGCATTTGCAGGGCGATACGATGTTAAGTACGGAGGTGTTGACAATCTGAACGGTACGACCATACTTCGTGACATCGTGAAGAAGGCACTGGAGAGCACCGACTGCATCATTTGCGAAGGGATGAGACTTAAATGCTGGGGTCCGAACTTGACGCACGCAATGTTCAATGCGGACAGACAGATTGTAATCTTCTTATACGCACCACTCGAAGAAATCCAAAAAAGGCTCGCAGAACGGTCGAACGGAACGTTGAGCAAGGATATTATCCGGGGACAGCGAGAATCGGCACACTCGGCAAAGAAATGGCAAACTGCGGGTTGTGACGTTGTAGCGATAGACACCACGAAGCAGACAGCAGACCGAATCGCAGACTTTATCATCAACAAAATAAATTCATGAGGATATGGCAGAACATTATGGCAACACGCCAAGAATAACATACGAGTTTCCCGACTGCTCAATGCCAATGGCTTTTGATACTTACAATAATTGCAGCTTTGGCTGTATGTATTGCTTTGCTCAGAACCAGCGAGGTATTGGCAGCAAGAAGAAGGAATACCTGCACAAGGAGGTTAAGGACGTGAGCGTTGAACGCATCAAACGAATGTTCATTGACCCCGACAAGCACGGTGGAGACTTTGCGCCATACATCAAGGCTCGAAAGGTTATGCAGTGGGGAAGCATGAGCGACCAGTTCGACAACTTCGAACGTAAGTACGGAACGACACTGGAACTTTTGCGCTTCTTCAAGGATATAGACTATCCGCTTTGCTTCTCGACCAAGGGTGCATGGTTCACCAAAGATGAGCGATACATGGACTTGATCAGAGGGCAGAAGAACTGGAACTTCAAGTTCTCAATTATCACCAGCGATGCAGAGAAGGCTAGAGTAATAGAGCGAGGGGTGGAAAGCCCACAAGCAAGACTGGAAGCCATCGAGCGCATCGCCAATGCAGGGGCAGGAGGTGCAACGCTGAGACTGAGACCCTTCATCATCGGAGTGAGCACGCCAACGTACCTCGACCTTATCAAGGAAGCATTCAACAGAGGGGCTACAGCTTTGAGCACCGAATTCTTCTGCTTGGAAACGAGAAGCCCGACATTGAGGGAATTGTTGCCTACCATCAGCAAGATGGCAGGTTTCGACATTCTCGCATTCTACAAGAAGTACAGCGTACAGTCCGGCTATCTGAGACTGAACCGCAAGGTCAAAGAACCGTTCTTCAGGAACATGAAGGAACTGTGCGACCAGCTGGGAATGCGCTTTTATGTATCGGACGCACACTTCAAGGAACTTTGCCACAACGGAAGTTGCTGCGGATTGCCGCCAACGTGGAACTACAGCAGGGGGCAGATGTGCGAAGCACTGAACATTTGCAAGCGCAAGGGATACGTGAGGTGGAGCGACATCAAGCTGGATGCAGAGAACCTTTTGAGGGCGAGACTGGAGAAGGCGATGAACCTGGGAACAAGAGAGAAGTACTCGAAGTATTACACGATGAGCGCAGCCGACTACATGAAGTGGTGCTGGAACAATCCGCAGGCAGCGCACTCGCCATACAAGATGTTCGAAGGGGCAATGTTGCCAGCTGACGAACGAGACAGCGAGGGAAACATCGTATACAAGTACAACGGAGCGAAATTTTAAATCAAGAATCGTATGCCACAAGGTAATAATAACAAGCATCGAGCGCAGAAAATCGACATCGAGAACCGCCTGCAGATTATCGCACCCCTATACCGCAAGGGATGGACGGAGCGAGAAATCACGGCAGAGGTTCGCAAGCGGCTCGACAGACCGAAATACAATCAAGCACACTGCGACATTCAGCGGTTATTGAAGGAGTGGAGGGAAGAGAGACTGACCGACACGGACGAAAAGATAACAAGCGAGGTGGCAAGGTTGAAACTGGTGATACGTGAAGCCTGGGACGCATGGGAGAAATCCAAAGCGGACTATAACAGCAAGACACAGACACAAGTCGGACTGCCTAACAAGGATCCAGACACTGGGTTGGTAACGATGGATACCGTCAAGGCGATAATGTTCGATGCTGAGAAGCGAGGACTAGGAGACCCAAGGTATCTTGACATCATCCTAAAGGCTGAGACGCAGATTTGCAAGCTGCTCGGACTTGATAAGGTCGTGCTCGACCTGAACGCAGGCTTCCAAGGCGGCATCGAGGTACGATACATCAACTCGGGACACCAGTGCGCATCCAGCGAGCAGGAAGTAATCGAGCGTGAAGGATTGGATAAAGAATAATTTTACCATAATTTTTGTTTTAAGTTTTATTGTTTGAAATGGCACTATTTGACGTTATTGGTGAACTGTATGACCCGAATGCGGACGTGAAGCCGAGATTCCTTGTGAACCAGGGCGGCACGTCCTCGGGGAAGACATACACCATCATGCAGCGTCTTATAGTGCTTTCTTTTGAACACCCAAGGGCAATTATCACGGTGTGCGGTCAAGACCTCCCAAATCTAAAGGTGGGAGCCATGCGAGACCTCGACACCATCCTGCACACAAGGGCAGAGCTGCTGGACTGGTTCAAGAACAACAAGAGCGACAGCAGCTACAGAGGTAAGAACGGCTCAATCATCGAGTTCAAGAGTTATCAAGATGCGCAGGATGCCAAGAACGGTAAGCGAGACTATCTGTTTGTTAACGAGGCGAACGGTGTGACCTACGAAGTGTTTTGGCAGCTAGCAATCCGAACCCGAAAGCAGGTGTTCATCGACTACAATCCAAGCGCAAGGTTTTGGGTACACAACAACATCATCGGAAGGGATGATTGCAGATTAATCCTGAGCGACCACCGAAACAACCGATTCCTGACTGAGCAGGAACACAAGAAAATTGAAGAGATTGACGACCCCGAACTGTGGCGAGTTTATGCAAGAGGATTAACCGGAAAGATAACCGGGCTTATCTTCACTAACTGGGGCATCGTTGACAAGCTGCCACCAAGGGATGAGTGGAAGATGGAATGCAGGGGTATGGACTTCGGATTCACTAACGACCCAACTGCGCTGGAGCACGTTATTTTGGCACACGGAGAGTTATGGGTGGACGAAGAAATCTACCAGCCGGGAATGACGAACGATGACATCGCAGACCGATGCAAGGAACAAGGACGGACGAAACGAGACCTTATCATTGCGGATTCGGCAGAGCCTAAGAGCATTCAGGAGATACACAACCGAGGGCTGTGGATAATCGGCAGCACCAAGGGAGCGGACAGCATCAACAACGGCATCGACATTCTCAAGCGTTTCCGCATCAACATAACAAGACGCAGCCACGGCATCATCGGGAACATGCAGCAATACAAGTGGAAGAAGTCAAGGGATGGAGAGACAACGAACCAGCCTATAGACGCATTTAACCACGGCATAGACGCAATACGATACGTAGCCTTAAAAAAGTTATCCGTAGCAAGCCATGGAACGGCTAGGGCGCACGTATTGAGACAAAGATAACGACAAAATTATAAAGCGTATGGATAATAACACTACATTCAAGTACTGGCTGGCAGTTGCTAGGCACACCAGCTACAAAATCGGCAAGCAGCCACGACCAGCGTTTGTCGGAGGGAAACGAGTGCCCGACAATCTCAATCAGCTATCCATCGGGCAGCTAATAGACCTTTCCCAGCTATCAGACAGCGAGGAAAGTCTGTATCAGATAGTGACAACCGTCCTCGGTCTGAGCCACAAGGAAGTGGAGCAGGCTAGGGCGGTTGATGTTGTTATGCTCATCGGTTGGGTAACATCAGAGGTGGAGCGCATCAATAAACTCTTCGAGAGTACAGACACAGCGAAGCCAACACGACTGGAGAAGGAGGCAGGCATCGATACCCTGCGGTTCGGACTGTTCGGCATGCTGGACTGGTATGCGGTAAGGATGGGCATCAGCGACCACGACCAAGTATTAAAAACACCATGGCTTCGCATCTACAAGTGCATGGAAATGGACAACAAGAGAAGCGTGTACGAGCGGAACCTGCAGAAGTTGCAGGCAGAGGAAATGAAACGTAAATCTAGATAATTATGGCAACAATTCGAGAAACATTAAAGCAGTTGGCAGCAGACACGCTACCAGACTACACCTACCTTTTCGAGGACTGGGACACAGCAGACACCAAGCTAGAGAAACTGAACTATCCGGCAATCGTCTGCATTATCCCAGCCAGCGGCACGACAGAGATACGCAACGGCAGAGTATACGACACCGTGAACGTTGCCCTGGCTTATCTCGACACCGTACCGAGGGCAGCGGAAGGAGAAGACAATGGAGAGTGCATCGACCGAATGAAGGTGGCAGGGGCAAGGATGATACGAGCCATCAACCAGTCGCACCAGTTCGAACCATTGGAAGGGCAGCAGTACTACGAGACCATCATCGAGCGGCTGAGCACGATCGTGTCGGGCGTAATGTACTCCCTTCAGCTGACACAGAGCATAGGAGGGTGTGAGGTATGAGCAAGGGAGGTATTCAATTCGACCCTAAGGCGGCATCGATGATAATGAGGGAGGAAGTGGAGAGAGCACGGCAGCTTATCATCAACCACATACGTATCAACGGACAGAACGTATCGGGGCGCACAATCGCCAGCCTAAAGGTGGAGCAGCCCAGCGAGGACGAAACCATCCTCTGGGGACACAAGCCATTCGGGGTTCTCGAGACCGGACGAAGGGCTGGCAAGATACCCTACGGCTTTGCTGGCATCATCCGGCAGTGGATGAAGGACAAGGGACTGCACGGCAGACTTATCCCCTACAAAACCAAGCGACAGCACAAGTATACACCACAAGAGCGTGGCGACATGAGCATGGCAGGAGCCATCGCCCACGCCATCGCAAATAAGGGTTCTAAACTGCACCGGACGGGCGGCAGGGCTGACGTATACAGCAATGTTGTGCCCGACACGATGAAGCGGCTGGGGCAGCGACTTATTTTCTTAATCCACCAGTCGGTGGGAAGTATCAAACTTAACAATGAGACGGTATGAGACAGACAGTGAACAACGGATATTCTTTTTTCTACCCCGATGAAGTATACTTTGCATTTTTGCCTTGCATTATCAAAGCAAGTGGAAGTAACCTTTCGTGGATTGAGGTAATAATCAGATGTGGCAACAAGGAACGAGCCTACGATGTCGAGGCGTTCAACGGTGAGTGCATAACAGACTTCAAGACATACGTGCAAGCTCTTTTTGACGGACGTATCAATGCAGCCTATGATTGGACAATAGGCTATGACACCAGCGTTCTAAACATTCTCGTGGGCATCGAGGTCAACGCATACGATGACAGAGACGGACAGCTTGCGAGCATCGATTTCACTACGAACATGGTTTGGGGCGCACCAAAGTATGGTGAGACGTGGAACGGCTACAAACGGCTTACATGGTTTACTCATTATCCGTTCACCTTTGGCATATACTTAAGCAAGTTGAACGCAAACCTACTAATCGGTTACGAGGGAGCACCCAATGAGCTACTGAAGATTCCGGTTAACGGTATAGTGGATTTCTACGCAGGCATATTGCCTAGTGGCGCAAAATACTGGAACATATACGATTATGATGGAGAGATTCAGCAGGGAACATTTGACAATACTTTCGACCTTACTTTCAGATTAACCACCGGAGGTAAGCAGTCACTATTGTTACGCATCGACAGAGACGATGCTGAGAGTGGTATCTATCTGCGTTGGATTGACCGTCACGGATTCATCCGCTATTGGCTCTTTGCGGCTGGGGAGGAAACGAGGGAGATAGCCAGCGACCTGAGTTTCATACGCAACAATTTAGCCGATTATCTATACGGCTACTATGGCGATAATGGAAGAAGGCAGGGATATGATCGTACGGACTCAATCAAACTTTGTGCTCCGTTGGTTGACAGTGATACGTTCGATATGTTACAAGACCTAGCCAGCAGCCCAGTCGTTGACATGTACCTAGGGGGAGACTGGACGCAAGAGGAAGACCAGTGGATGAGCGTAACAATCAAGGCAGGAAGCTACACGAAGAGCACAGCTTGCTTGCAGGATTTCGTGTGCGAAATGATTATTAACAACATTAACGTTCAGAGACTATGATAGACCAGCAACTTTACATTGACGGTGTTTTGATGGACTTGCCGGAGAACACCGATGTGGTGCTCGACATCAAGAGCAACCTTTTTCGTGACGTCACAAAAATGACCTCAAACTACACGTACACCATCCAGTTACCACGGACGGTGCATAATCTTTCAGTATTGCAGCAAGCGGACAGACCGAAGAGCGGCAGCAGATACCCCTATATTTTCCATAAGTGCAGTTATTTCCGTGGAGGTGTGCAAATTATCAAGGACGGACGTTTGAACGTTCTGAGCATCGAGGAAAATATCGAGACCTCAATCTATTGGGGTATAATGCCAGCGTTCTCCAAGTTACTGGAGAGCGGAATGAAACTGAATGAACTGGGAGTGACAGACAGAGTGCTTTTTGAAAAGTACAACACTCCAAACACCAGGGAGGAAGCCGTGAGCAATGGGATATTCTTTGCTTATTACAATCCATACCGAATTGAGAGCAAAGATAACTTTGGCATTAATTTGGTGCAGAGGAATAAATATACCACGACACAATACTCGCCTAGCCGTGGACGCATCAGAACAGGCACAGAGGTCGGAAAGTATATAAGCGGAAATATAGAGAGCGCATCGAACATGATCTGTGCTCTTATCCCTTTCTTGCCATCATCAACGGCAAATGTGCAAGCGCAAGGAAAGGGCGATTACAGAAGCTATGCGGTGCTGGATAAGTACATGCGGGTTATATCCGTGAGCGGAGAAGATGAGACGCTGGAAGTATACACCATCAGAGGAGAGGCTAGAGCTGCATACCTCGTAGTGAATGCACCTGCCGAATATTACAGCACTCTGTCGCTATCAGTTACCGGGCTAACACCTATGCACGAAATGATAGATGGCGATAATAAGGAGGATTTCGTAGGCGATGATGTGACGGTGGATGAATATAAAACGTCCCCAAAATTCTTGCAGCCATGTGTGACCGTAAACTGGCTATTGTCAAGGATAGCGAGGAAGTCGGGCGTATCTTTCGTTTGGCAGGATGATGAAGCAAAGAAGATGTTGAACAACCTCGTTGTGCCTATCATCAATAACAAGGCAGACAACAAGACAATTATTGGTAATCTGACCGCAGACGTTAAGAGCCGTGATGGACTGGGTGCGCTTTCCTTTTCCGTCAACAACTCATTGACATCAGTCACACCAAGCACTGGCAGCGATGTACAGAAACTAACGATAACGAAGGATTGCGAACTGACCTTTGATGTGCAAGTGCAATACTACGTCAGACATCAGTTTGATGACGCAGCGGAGATTCAGGTGCCTATGGGCGTGAAAATGACCGTGACAACGCCAAGCACTACCGGAGGTGAGGCATCCACGCAGGAATACGAGTTCGGAGATTTGAAATACGAGGATGGGCAGATGAAGTTACCGGTCGTACTACGCAGATATGCTATTGATGGCTATCTTTATTTACTTTCGGCAGGAACGAACACAATATCGCTAAAGAAGGACGATGTACTGACGTTTGAGACTATCATGTACGGTCCGGATGCGGGAGAAACTAACCCACCATCCGTTTACAGCGGCAAAATCACAGCGAGCGTCAAGGTTGGAGATAGCGTGCCAATTGGTGGAAGTTTCCCTATCGGCATAAATCTGCCAGAAATCGAGGTAACAAACTTCATTAAGTTTCTGGCTTTGATAACTGGCTCGTTCCCTAGGCAACTGACCAACAGCACGCAAGTGCAGTTTATCATGTTTACCAGAGTTTGGGCAAACAAGGCGAATGCCTACGACTGGAGCGGAAAACTCATTCCGTATGACCGCCAAGGTGCACCACGAAAAAGCGAGTATTCCGTTTCTGACTTCATGCAGCATAACCGCTACAAGTGGAAGGAAGACGAAGAGACAACTGGAGACTATGATGCAGACCTCGCAATCAACAACCAAACTTTGGACTACGAGCAGGACACATGGACGCTCCCTTTTGCAGCTAGCGATGATAACCGCATACCGATAAGAACGCTGGATTCCTACGGCATAAAAAACGGTGGCGAGTATAAGGGATGCAAGGAGCGGATAATGACGCTTAGGGATGATAAGGAGCAAGCGGCACTGCGATTCGGTATTGACCTTCAGAACATATTCGATACGAAGTACAAGCAGCTTGCAGCAAGCATCGCCAATGCGCACGTAATCACAGAGCGGCTCAATCTGTCGGACTTGGATATTCTGGATTTTGACGAGACGAAGCCAGTGTACCTTGCCCAGTACGGAGCGTATTTTGCGGTTCTTGAAATCAAGACAACAAGCAGCGGATATTGCGAGGTTACAATGATAGAGTTGAACAATTAAAAAGAACGAACTATGGTAAGTGAAGACAAACAGCAGATTCTTGACATCAAGGTCAAGTACGAGGATGCAATCTATGGCATCATCAGATACAAGGAAAAGATAGACCAGCTAAAGGCAAGCATCAAGGACTTGCAGCAGCAGGAAAAAGACAAGACCATCACGACCAACGAAATGAAGGTTCAGACGGAAGCCATCAACGCAACCATCAAGGAGTATCAGTACAACGTGCGTGCCCTGCAGAAGGAGATCCAGAACAACGTGCGCACAGAGAACGAGCAGGAGGGCAGCTTGAAACAGCTGCGTGCCCAGCTTTCCAATGCCACCAAGAAGTATGACGAAATGGCGAAGGCAGAGCGTGAGGGAGCAAAGGGGCAGGCACTGCAGAAACACATCAATGAGATTACCAACGAACTAAAACTGGCAGAGGAGCAGACCCAGCGATACTACCGGAATGTGGGTAATTACTACAACTCAATGCTCGACCTTGCAGCCGACCTCCAGCACGTTGTACCGATGGGTGGCGGTGGAGGTGTTGGCGAAGGCATCAGCGGCTTTGCAAACACCGTGGTTAACCTCGGACAGACCGTTAAGGGCATCATCCCTAACATCAAGGCTTTTGGCTCAACCCTTCTTGGATTGGCAACGAACCCGGTGTTCCTGGGATTGGCAGGAGTTGCAGGCGCAGGAATGGCATTCAAGTGGTGGTTTGACTACAACAAGGGATTGATGGAAGCCACACGACTTACGAAGGAGTTCACTGGCTACACCGGGGAAGCATTGGAGACGATGAGGAACAGCATCGCAGCTACAGCGGACACGATGGGAAAGGATTTCAAGGACGTCCTCGGCACGGCTGACAACATTATGGCTAATTTCCATCTTTCGGGCGAGCAGGCGATGGACGTAATCAACAAGGGCTTTGCGAGCGGTGCAGACCTATCGGGCGATATGTTGCAGAAGATACAGCAATATGCGCCTACCTTCCACGATGCAGGAATATCGGCAGACCAGATGGTGGCTATCATCCAGCAGACACGTAGCGGTATCTTCAGCGACAAGGGTCTCGACATCATCGATATGGCGAGCAAGAAAATTCGTGAGATGAGCAGCGGCACGGCTTCCAGCCTTGATGCTATCGGTATTTCAAGCAAGCAAGTGCAGGAAGACCTAGCCAAAGGAACGAAAAGTACCTTTGATGTTATCCAAGAGGTCAGCACGAAGATGAAGAACTTCGGAGCGGACAGCCAGCAGGTGGGCGATGTTCTGAAAAACGTCTTCGGAAAGCAGGGAGCGCAAGCAGGTATTCAGCTTATCGAACAGCTCGACACGATGAGTACGAGCCTTGACGAAGTGAAGAAACAGACTGGAACTTGGGGAGATGTGCAGCTGGAGAACATCAAGTTACAAAAGGAACTGAACACCTATATGAGTTCTATGTTCGATTTCAGTCAAAAGGGCTTTGCATCAATAATCACGGCAGGAAAACAATTCGGAACGAAGGTGCTCATTCAGATAATGAAGGGCTTGTTCAACACCATCAACTACTTCATCGACTGGTACAATGACAGCCTTCTGTTGCGAGGGGTAATCAATGCGATAGGCATAAATTTCCGCTTGATGTGGAATGCAATCAAACTCGTATGCAATCTAGCAATAGACGCATTCAAGAGGATGGGCTTTGCAGCCAAGGGCATGCTTGATATACTCGAAGGTATCGTGACTTTCGACCTATCCAAGGCACAGAAGGGATTCAAGGAGATGTTCGATATATCCGGCACAATCAAGGAAGCATGGCACGACATCAAGAATGCTGGTATCGAGATAGGAAACACATTCGCTGACGGATTCGAGAACACCGTGCACGGAAGACTGAACCATCTGAAACTTGCGAACCTAGACGGTGGAGCGACCAGCAGCGAGCCAGCAAACGGAAACAAGGGAACGACACCAGCAGCAGCCAAGGGCAACACCACCAAGACCAAGGCACAGATAGCCAAGGAGAAAGCGGAAGCCAAGGCAGAGGCAGAGCGCAGGAAGAAGCAGGAGAAAGAATTGCAGGCACAGATTGCACTTATCCAGTTTCAGTACAACGAGCAAGTAATGGACGCTAAGAAGCGATACCTTGCAGGCATGTACGACAACGAGCGAGACTACAGCAACGACCTCGAACAGCTAGAGAAAAACATGGTGGCTAGGAGTATTGACGCATACGTGGCGGCAGGGCAAATCGGAGCAGACAAGGCGCAGGAAATGCAGGCAAAACTTCTCGACATCATGATAAAGGCGAAAGCGGACTTGAAGAACCAAGCAAAAGAGATTGTGGACGAACTCAACAAGGAGTTTGAGGACGCAGAGAAGGCACGCAAGGATGCGGACATCATGAACGGTGGCACTGGAGAGGAAGACGATACAGCCAAGCTGGAGAGATACAAGGCTTTCCTTGAGCAGAAACTTGCAATGACCCAAGAGAATGCTGAAGCACAGAAGCAGCTACAGCAGGAACTACACGATACGACTTTGCAGTTGCAAGCTGACGAAAACAAAAACAAGCAACAGAAACTTCAAGAGCAGAACCAAATGATAGCCGATTATATCGGGGCAATCGGTGATGGTTTATCTTCGTTTTTCGAGAGCCAGGATCTGACCTTTCATAATTTCCTCAAAACCATGCTGACAACCTATCTAGATGCAATAGAGAAGCAGATAACTGCGACTTATGCAGCTATTCTTGCAACTAGCATTGCAGAGGGTGGATGGGCAGGAGTTGCAAGTGCAGCAGCCAAGCTTGTTTTAATCAAGGCAGCGTTTGCAGCAGCCAAGGCAGCAATAAAAGGCTTCTCCACTGGTGGCTACGTCCAAGGCTCTGGAACCGGAACGAGCGACAGCATCCCGGCAAGGCTTAGTAATGGCGAGAGCGTAATGACCGCCAAGGCGACTTCAATGTTCAGCCCGATATTATCCGCATTCAACCAGCTAGGCGGTGGCGTGCCTATCGTAGTAAACAACGGAGGCAGCAACATCGGCATGGATATGCTGGCGGCAGCTGTAGCAAGAGGGTATCAGATGGCTCCACAGCCAGTAGTGAGCGTGGAAGAGATAAACCGCACCCAGCGTAGAGTGCAGACGATAGAGAATATCGGCAGGCTCTAAGGTTGCAGTTATTTAACCAAGATTTGCGTTCTGAGCGGTTTTCGCTTGAAGGTGGTAAAGTTACACACCCAAGGCAATAAAAGCCGCTTAGAGCGCAAAATTTGGGCTTGTTTAGAAAAATTAACTGCTTACGAGATAAACATATTGAAAAATATCGTATCTTTGCAGCGTTTTAAAACTTAAAAAATACCGATTCAATGGCAAAACTCAGAATATACAACGACATCGACAGCCAAGACAACAAGTTTTGGTATCAATGGTGGGGAGGCGACTGCGTATGTTTTCAGGATATAGATGCTTTTGCGGCAAGCATACCGAAAGACGATGATACAATCGATATGCGCATCTTCTGCAATGGCGGCTCGGTGATTGAAGGCTGGGCAATCTACGACCGACTGCGACAGAGCGGCAAGAAGATTACCTGCACCGTGGAGGGCAAGGCAGCATCCATGGCAACAATCATCATGCTCGCAGCACCAAAGGAGAGCCGCAAGGCATACGAGAACGCTGCCTTCCTGCTGCACAATCCGTATGTTCCTGGCTGGGGGTTGGGCGACCAGCTGAGCGCAAAGGACTTGAAGAACCTGGGCGAGGAAATGCAGATGTGGCAGGATAAGTTTGTGGACGCATACGTAGAGCGGTGCGAGTGCGACCGGGAAGAGATACAGACCTTGATGGATAAGGACATCTTCATCAACACCAGCGAAGCATTGCGCCTAGGTCTTATCAGCAGCACCGTTGCACCAATCAGCGCAAGCGCATCGAAACGCAACATAGAACAATTCATTAATTCAAAACAACAAAATCCAAAAGCAATGGAGAAAAAGACAGAAGTAAAGGCTTCTCTCCTCGACAAGATTCTCGCCAAGTTGGGCGTGAAGACACTGGAGGAAGCAGAGCAGGCGGTGGCAGAGCCACAAGCCAAGGCAGAGCCAAAGGCGATGGAACTCAACACAGCAGACGGACAGACACTGACCGTTGAGCGTGAAGAGGGAGATCCACAAGTTGGCGACAAGGCAAGTCCGGACGGAACATTCGAGATGCCGGACGGTAAGACAATTGTTGTCGAAGACGGTGTAATTACCGACATTCAGACCGCAGGCAATGAAGGCGGTGAAGGCAATGAAGGCGGTGAGGGCGGCAGCGCATCAAGCACCGACAACGAAACCGTAGCCAAGTTGAAGCAGCAGGTAGCAGCACTCAAGCAGCAGTTGAACGACACCAAGGCACAGCTGGCAGGCGCACAGAAACTCGCAAAGAGCAAGGAAGACATGCGCATCCTGAATGCCGTGAAGATGGCAGGCGGTGCTGAGAAGGTGTTGGCAGGCTACAGCAGCCACTACCAGCCAGCACAGCGACAGCCAAGCGGCAAGGGCGCAGCCGACAACGTGAACCCAGTCGAGGAAGGTAAGAACGCTATCAAGGAGAGACTTGCAAAGCTCCACAAAAAGGGCAAGAAGTAACAAAGTATTAACCCATTAAATCATAAGAAAATAATGGCAGGATTTACAAAAAAGCAGCTCGAGAACCTTAAACTCGAGCCGGAAAACCTCGAAAGCATCAAGGATGCCGTGCAGGAAACCTTCTACCAAGATGAGGACTTTTCTTCATTCGTGAACATCATGAAGGTCAAGAACAATGATCCAATCGCACTTATCGGTGAGATGGAAATGGTCGGTAAGGCAGGTGGCGGTTGCGACCCTACCTATGAAGAGAAGGGTATCGCCAACTCTCAGAAGCGTTGGGAACTCGGACAGTGGGAGATTCCTATCAAGATTTGCTACGAAGCATTGAAGGGTTCAATTGCAGAATACAGCCTTAAGACTGGTACAGCTATTGGCGACCTTACCAGCACCGACTTCATGACCATCTACACCGATGCACTCCAGCGAGCCATGCAGCAGATGATTTGGCGTTTCGGATGGTTTGGCGACAAGGCGGCAGCATTGGCAGGTGCAGGTGGCGGCAAGCTGACAGCAGGGTCGGACGTTAGCATGTTCAACGTTTGTGACGGTCTGTTCAAGCGTATCTTTACAGCTACAGCAGCAAAGAACCATACCACCATCGCAGCCAACAGCGAGGCTACGACAGCAGCGCAGGTTTCAGCATTACGCAAGAAGGGTGCAGCTACAGCAGTCGTAGACGCAATCTTGATGGACGTAGACACACGTATCATTGACGATAGCGATGCAGTGTTGCTTATGACACGCTCGCTTGCTGACGCATTGACCTACGACATCAAGCAGACCTACCACGATATTATGCCGTGGGAGAAGGTGTTCGATGGCTTCGATGTAGCGACCTACAACGGAGTGAAGATTGCTCGTGTCGGCATCTGGGATAGAATGATTAACGCATACGAGAAGGGCGAGACGACAGTCAACCTTCCACACCGTGCGGTATTCTGTAACCCTAAACACCTTATGGTGGGCACTGATGCCGATGCACTCATTAGCGACCTCGACATCTGGTTCGACCAGAAGGAGCGCAGAAATTATCTCTATGCTACCGGTAAGATTGGCACGGCTCTCCTCGAAGAGGACATGATCCATGCAGCTTACTAATCGCTCCAAATTTTCAGTTTAGTATTAAGTTATTTTTGACAATCCCCAACACCGTTTTGTGGGTGTTGGGGATATAACAATTTAAAACGAATTAATATGACAACAACTTGCGAGAGCCTTATCGCTCAGGACATCATCATCCCTTGCGAAGACCAAGTAACAAAGGGACTGGAGGGCGATGGACTTATCATCAACCGAGACGACATCGACTTCACCAAGTCCGTTGTAGCGGGCAATATAATTAAAACATTAGTTTTGAAGACTGGCAAGAAAGCATACGCTATCCGGCAGGAAGGCAGCAAGCCATTCACTGGAACCAAGACCGAGCTGACCGTTGGCACGTATCGCAACAGCTGGAAGAATACCGTAGCAGTCGTGGTATTGGCGAACACACCTGACGTTTGCGCAAATATCATTGACGGACTGGCGAACGGAAAGTTCGTTATCATCCTGCGCAACCTCTCAAAGGGAGCGGACGGAAATGCAGAGTATCAGGTGTTCGGATATGCGCAGGCACTGAAGGCAAGTGCAGGCGAGAACGACAAGTACTCAGATGACACCGAGGGTGGATGGCTTATCACGTTGGAAGAGGAGAGCGTACCAAAGGCAGCTTATTTCTTCTTCGACACAGACAGCGAGACCACAGCAGCCAAGTATAAGAGCCTTCTGACGGAAGCAGCAGCGTAGCCTATGACATACAAGGAAGCAACAGCCAAGGTCGAGGAGTTGAAGGCACGTTTCGACAGTCCCTTTGATGCAACCGACAAGGCAGTTATCGAAACTCTTTACTTCGAGGTAACACGAAAGCGGTTTGTTCCGACAACCTGCCAGCAGTGTTACCACGATGCTTTGATTGAAATTTATCTAAAACTCAAAAAAGAAAAGGCAATGCCAAAAACATGTAATTACGCAATGAAGGCAGGTTTCATCATTTCCTGCCCGGACTTCTACAATGGTAAGATTTTCACGAACGAGAACCTGACCGACAAGGTAGCGCATGAATATCTGACGAAGTACCCACACATGGAGAGCTACTTTCAGAAGATACCCAGCGATGAACTCATCGAGAACAAGCAGCAGCCAGAAGGCAGCGACAGCAAGCAGCAGCCAGAAGGCAGCGGTGCAGATGATACGGCAGGGAAAGATCCTGCCGAAAAAGCAGCAGGCAGCGACAAGAAGAAAGACATCGACCAAGCCGAGAAAGCAGGCAAGGAAGAGTAACAAAACAACAAGCAAAACGACACAAGCAATATGAACGTTAAGACAGTTAAAAAGCCAGGGCGAAGGGTTGATATTTCCTACATCAGCCGATTCAAGATGCAGGCATACGGATATGATAATCTTTATCCGCAGAACCTCGCACGCATCACGGAAGCCAGCGGAACGGCAATGCTGTGCCTTAACCGCTACGCCCGATTTATTGAGGGTTACGGCTTCGATAGCGATGTTATCGCAGCGTTAGCGATGAACCAGCTAGGGGACACGGCAGACGATTTGCTTCGGAACGTAGCGCAAGACCTTGCGAGGTTTGGAGGATTCGCCCTTCACGTAAACTACAACGTTCTAGGGCAGGTGTCGAGCGTGAGCCACGTACCCTTTGAGAACTGCCGCCTTGAAGAGACGGACGACAAGGGTAACGTGGCGCACGTCTTGCTGCATCCCGACTGGGAGCAGAAGAAAACGAGGAACGGAAAGCGTTTGATGGTGAACGACAAGACGATTGAACGCATCAACATTTTCAATCCCGACCCCGATATCGTTCTTGAACAGATTGAGAACGCTGGCGGTATCGACAGCTACAAGGGGCAGATTCTGTGGCAGAGCCTAGACGGACAGTTCATTTATCCTACAGCCAGCTATGATTCAGCCATCACGGAGATTTCGACCGATGAGGGACTGGGCAACGTCAAGATGAGAAACGTCCGCAACAACTTCCTCGTATCGTGTATGCTTGTAACCAAGAAGGGCGTGCCTAAGTTCAACGAGGAAGGCGAAGAGGTGGAGAGCGGACAGATGATTTCCGATGAAGACCTTTTGCAGTTCCAAGGGGACGAGAATACAGCGAAGATTCTTGCGGTCGAGGTTGAGAACGAGGAAGACGAACCGAAGGTTGTCGCCTTCCCAACGAAGAACTTCGACAAGGAGTTCAGCGTGACCGACAGCAGCGTTATCGAGCGCATCTACGCACAGTTCCACCAAGAACTCTTCTACTCAATTCGTATTGGCAAGCTTGGATTCAGCGGACAAGTTATGCAAGACGCTTACGAATACTATGCAGGCGAAGTGACGACCGAGCAGCGTTTCATCGAGCGAGCCTTCAAAAAGATTTTCGAGAACTGGCACGATTCTGCCATTCAGAACCTAGACCCCAAGCTGCAGCCGTTGAAGTATATCAGCAGCGAAGCGGCAGGAAACAACACGATAGATTAATTGATTGAGCCTATGGGAGGACAGACAAGAAAGCAACTTATAACGGTTGAACAGTTCCGGAAACTGGCACGACCGACCAGCACACACCTAGATGAGGATGAAGTGAACGCATACATTCGTGAATGCGAAGATGCGAACATCATACCAGCCATCGGGTGGAAGCGGTTCAAGGCAGCGACCGAGCAGGGAGAGTGGGGCGATTCAGTATTGCCCGATTTCCAGCCTGCGGTCTTCCTGGACGGTGGCGAATACACCACCAAGAAGGAGGGCGATTGCAGCCAAGACGAAACCAAGGTACAGAAGTACACAAGCGGAATACGCAAGGCACTCGCTTATTTCACGTATGCGAGGTTTTTTCGTGCCGATGGCACAATTATAAGCCGAGCAGGTGGAATGCGTCACAGAGACGATTATTCAGACCATGTTCAAGATGTATCGAGCAACAAGCAATACAACGACATCATGGATATGGCAGAAAGATATTTATCAGATGCACTCGAATACCTCAAGGCATTCACCCAGAAAGGGGAAGTGAAGGCACAGCGAGGAACGAGGGCGCATGTTCACGCAATAGGAGAATAAAGCGTATGGCAGACATAACTATCAAGACAATTTCCCAAATGCGGGAGGTGGCTCAAAAGGTCAAGAACGAGACGGAGGTCGGTGGTAATACCGCAGACCGTGTCGGAGGGCTTTTCGAGGACATCGTAAACCATATAGGGCAGCATGAAAACAGACTTGTCGTCCTCGGAGAGAATGAATATAATTCCATCAACAAGGACGAAAGCAAGATTTATTTTGTCTATGAGGAGGAATAGGTATGATTCGGGCATTTGGGCATGACATCGCTATAATACTAGCCAAGGGCAGGATTATTGCAGCAGTATATCAAGGTACGAAACTAGTTTGGCAGGCGGTTCGCTCTTGCTTCGGGAGTGGTCGTTGGATAAATTCGAAACCGTGGATAGATAACGAAGGGTGGAAAAACAAATAAAATTATAAACAATGGCAAAAGTTTATGACAATCCAATAACTCTAGACACAGACTGGGGAGGTGATGCTAGTACAGGAAACCTTCCAGTGTCAGGAAGACGAGTTCAGGAACTCATCAAGAAGACCTTCACCAAGAAGGGTGGATGCGTACAAATTAAAGATAAGAAGTTTTTGCAAATATTCGCAGACGAAGCATCCATGAAAAAGTATAATTCCGACACGGAAAAGTACGAAGATTTAGTTGTATCGCAAGTTCAGCTTCCGAACACCGGAGCTACACAAGCGACAATGAAAAATACGATATTAGTCACACCTAGCGAGTATACGACCGCCGGGAGTACAGAGACTTTTAAGTTTAAGTATTTGTCTTATTACGAGAATGAAGGTGACCTTTCTCAGGTTAGCGGTTCTTGTACTGTCTATGTTGCAGGTAAGCAGCGTGAGAGAATAACCTTGCGCTCTGGCAATACATACACTATAGACGTAACTAAGTACATCGGGGAGGACGTAACCGAGATTAGATTTACTATAGACAATGCAGAGGGAAGTTCTAGAAGCTATGTTTATGAAGTGACGATGGTCAACCTTATGGTATCTTCCAGCTTCGATAGCGTGACTGCGTACGAAGGTGTTATACCTTTCGTTTACACCCCTATCGGCAACATCAAGAAGACCGTACACATTATTTTGGACGGCAAGGAGATACACCAAGAAGAAACTGATGTCAACAACCGTCAACAGACTTTTGATATTCCAGCGCAAGCGCACGGAGCACATAGCCTGGAAGTTTATTTGTCCGCATCCGTGCATGGTTTGGAATTGAAGAGTAACCATCTTAACTTTGCACTCGTATGTATCGAGCAAGGAAACGAAACCCCAATCATCGCTAGCACCATGGAACATATACACATGAAGCAGTACGAGACGGTTTCCATTCCTTTTGTGGTTTACGACCCACTGAACAACCCAGCAGACATTGCTTTGAAGATTAACGATTCCATCGTGGCAACCCGAAAGGTTGACCGCACACAACAATCGTGGGTATACAAGTCTATGAGCCAAGGAGATGCCACTATGACGATAACTTGCAGAAGTGTAAGCAAGACATTCTCATTGACTGTAGACAAGTCTTCTATCACATCAGAGGCAGAAACTCAGAACCTTGAGTTGTTCTTAACATCGCAGGGAAGGAGCAATCAGGACACAGACAGGGAAACATGGGAGAACAACGGAATTGCAGCTTCGTTCTCAGAAATGAACTACATAACCAACGGATGGATAGTCGATAAGGACGGCAACACAGCCATGCGATTGAGCGGTGGAGCAGCAATGACTATTCCTTTGAAATTATTCTCCAAGGACATCAGACAGACTGGCAAGACCATAGAGATTGAGTTTGCTGTTCGCCAAGTGATGGACTATGAAGGTGTTGTTCTCTCTTGTCAGCAGGGCGGCATTGGTTTGCGACTGACCCCGAACACAATATCCCTAACTTCGGAGCAGTCCACACTGGAGACAAAGTACAAGGAGGATGAGCGAGTACGTGTGTCCTTCGTGGTTGAAAAGCGAGCCAACAACCGATTGATGCAGATTTATATCAACGGTATCAAGTCGCAGTCACTGCAATACCCAGCCAATGACGGATTCGTTCAGCCATCGCCAGTGGACATAACCGTAGTATCATCTACAGCCACAATAGACATATACAATATCAGGAGCTACTCTAACAACCTCAATGCACAGCAGCTGCTGGATAACTATATTGCAGATATGGACGATATAGACAAGAAACTGGCTATTTTCAACCGTAATCAAGTCTATGATACATACGGCAATTTGAGTTATTCCAAGATGCTGGAGCAGATACCTTGCCTTATCATTACTGGCGAGTTATCGCAGTTTAAGGGAGACAAGAAAACCGTGAGCATTGAGTACGTTGACAAGAACCATCCAGAGAAGAGTTTTACTGCCGATGATGTTGTTTTGAACGTGCAGGGTACATCTTCACAGTACTACCCACGAAAGAACTATAAGGGGCAGTTTAAGAATGGTTTCAATATGACGGAGAGCGGAAAGCATCAAGACATGTTCACGCTAAACGAGGAGGCAGTGTTGCCAGCAGCAAATTTCTGTTGGAAGGCTGACTTTGCCGAGAGCAGTGGCACACACAATACTGGTTTAGCTAACTATATCGGGTGGATGCTCAAGGAGGCGGGCATACAGACAGAGCCACAGAAAAAGAACTCACTCATCCGTACGACCGTATATGGAGAACCATGTTTGATTTTCCACAGAAGCAAGGCAGGTGATACACCTATGTTTATCGGCAAGTACAATTTCAACACCGACAAGAGTGCAGAGAACACATTTGGCTTTGCAGAGGGGGATGAATCGTGGGAGTTTCTGAACAACACCAGCGACCGCTCGAATTTCCGTTCGGCAGACTTTTCAGATGATGGCTGGAAGAATGATTTCGAGGGTCGTTATCCAGATGGAAACGAGGATATTTCTCACATGAGGGAAGTGTTCACTTGGGTGGTTTCATGCAAGGACAATATAGAGAAGTTCAAGGCAGAGTTCGCTGAGCATTTCGATAAGAAGACGATAATTTTCTACTACATCATCACTTTGGTTTTCGGAATGGTTGACCAAAGGGCGAAGAACCAGTTCTTAACATTTTATGTTGGTGGAAAGTGGATTTTTATCTTCTATGATAACGATACGGTCTTTGGTATCAATAACGAGGGTGCAATACAGTTTAGCTACGATATAGAAATACATGACATTATCGGTAACTTGAATGTATGGAACGGTGCAAACTCCTTGCTTTGGGAGCTTGTGGAGCAGGCTTTTTCTTCCGACATCACGAAGATGTACCAAGACTTGCGTCAGAAGGGCATTCTAAGCTACGACAAGATTATCGATTTCTGCAACACAAGACAGAGCGACAAGTGGTGCGAGAGCGTCTACAATGAGGACGGGTACTTCAAGTACGAATCGCCTTTGATTGACGGATATACTGACTATTCCACTGGAACTGCACAGACCGTGAAGACTGGTGCGTTTCTCTATGCGCTCCAAGGTAGCCGAGATGCACACAGAAGATGGTGGCTCTACAACCGATTCAAGTACATGGATTCTAAGTTCCAGGCAGGCTCTTCGTTGTCTGACTACATTACTTTCCGAACATATACACCGAGTGTGTGGGCAGGTGTTGAACCAAAGGCAGACATTACCATCGGTGCGTTCTCGGCAATGTATGGAACTATTCGCTGGGGTAGCGTGACAAAGAGTGAGAGAATGCGAGAGGGAGAAGTGAAGACTATCACTGCACCTGCTGGCATCAAGTTCAACGACACCGAGACCATTATCTACAATGCTTCTATGATTAAGACTATTGGCGACTTGTCGGCTCTATACGTTGGCACGGTTGATGTATCGAAGGCAACGAATATCACGGAGTTAATTATCGGCTCTTCCAAGGCAGGCTATCAAAATCAAAACTTTAGCGTTCTCTCACTGGGCAACAATGCGAAGTTACGCAAGCTGGACATTCAGAACTGTCCTAACTATACAACAAGCATTGACGTGAGCGGTTGCGAGAACATAGAGGAAGTGTATGCAAAGGGAACGAAGGCTACAGCCGTGAATCTTGCTGAGGGTGGTGTGCTTAGAATTTTGGAACTCCCAGCCACCATTACCAACTTGACTTTAAAGAACCAGCCAAAGCTTGGTACTGGTCTGTCAGTCGATTCGTGGGCGAACGTAACCACGCTTGTTATAGAGAATTGTCCGAATATCGAGCCACTAGACATTTCCGAGAAAATCCTTTCCTCGGACAATGCCCTCGTATACGTAAGATTCACCAACATCGATGCACTGAAAGCCAATTTCGAGATACTCAGCAAGCTGTCGAACATCAAGGGTGTCGGAGACAATGGGGAGTACACTTCAATCGCATATTTGAGCGGAAAATATACTGTGCTTAAAGCTAATGAGGAAGACATCGAGAGAATGAAGAGCATTTTCCCTCATTTGACAATCACAGCAAGAACCGTACTGAAAACAATATTCGCCACCTTCAACGTGGTAAGCCAGTACGGAGCAATAAAAGGAGCGACCGTGGAAATCAATGGCTTGACATACGACCTTTCTTCGGGAACGGCAAAAGTGCCATTGGCAGAAGGAGAACACTACGATTACGTTATCCGATATAGTGGAGGAGAAGATAGAGGAATCATTCAGTCTAGTTCGGACACGACAATATCAAAGTCGTACAATATTGAATTTGACATAATGACGTTGAAGCCAGAGCCTAACGGAAAGATGCAAGTTTTGTTGGCTGGTAACTCTGTGTCTATTAGCCTTTATTCGGGTTCTTCTGTCAATATAGATTGGGGAGATGGAAGTACAAGCAATGAAGGCTCACATACTTATACGGATGGTAATGCTTTTCATAATGTATCTTTGGATTCAGTCGAAGAAAAAAATGCACAGGTAACATTTGGAGAAGGAAACATAGTAGCCTTTTGGACAGTTGGAAATACACGTATAGGTCCATCTACTTTAAAAGAACAAGAAAAATTGGAGTATGTAAGTGAAGACGTATGTTTCAATAGCTCAAGTATATCAAGCTTCTTTTATTGGTGTTATAAGCTAAAGGAAATACCAAAATCCGTTTTTATTTTAAATGGGGATGTTACTGAAATCAGTAGATATAATGGCACTGGTCTTTTTGAAAGATGCGTATCGCTCAAGTCTATTCCTGCTGGATTGTTTGATAATTTAAAAAATGTACAATACGCCACCTCTGCTTTTACAGAATGTGCAGCCATAGAGAGCGTTCCACGTGGATTATTCGACAAGATGGAAAAACTATATAAAATTGATGAATCAGGTTCGTATTCTGTGAATTATGGAATTTTCGCTAAATGTACCTCGTTAAAAGAAGTTCCATTTGACATCTTCGACAAAAATCCTATAGATAATTTTTGTGGAACATTCCAAGAAACTAAATTGACTGTTGGTTTACTACCAGTCAGCTTAAAGAGCCCAACAGCATATCATAGTTATGTTTACTATAGGTGCCCTATAGAAAAAATCATAGGAAGAACAGAGACACCAGCAACAATAGATTCAGACTGTTTTCCTTCTGATGTGTTGAAGATTTACGTTCCAGATTCCGCAATTGACACATACAAGACGGCAACGAACTGGAGTAGATTTGCAGATAAGATTGTTGGATGGAGCGAGTTGACGGACGAGGAGAGACAGAAGTATGGATTAACAATATAAACGATTATGATATGAAGATAGACAAAAACAACGACAAGCACATCATTGCTGATGATGGCAAGATGTTCGAGCGCATCGCAGATGGCACGAATTATGGAAAAGAGATTTATCTAGGGTATTCGTATTTCATTGGTGGGGAGAAGTTGGACGTTCCCCACCTTGACACGCCCGAGGACTTCCGAGAGGTTGACGAGCCAAAGGAAGATGAACAAAAAGAGAACAGAGATGAATAAACTCTAAGTCTCTGAGTTTAGAAACTTAAAAAATAGATATATGAAGAATAATAAGAAGCAATTACATGAAGCACTTGCAGTGCTTCTTACCAAACTTTCATCGGCAATGGACAATCCATTGCTGATGGATAACTACGTGGTTAAAGCCTTGCGCACGGTTCTTTTGGAATACAAGGAATCGGGCGAACTTCACGAAGCATACAAGGAGCAGATACAATCCACGCTGGAGAGTAACAACCCCTGGGTAGCTATGATGATGAAGTCAATGGGCGCAGATCCTTCTATTAAGAAGAGCATGACCGATGAAGCCATTGATGGAATGATAGATTCGATGTTGGGGAACGATTAAAACATTTTATTATGAATGACAAGGAGAAAGAACTATGGCGAGTTATAGACAACGTAATCAAGTGTTGCGCCATCGAACTGCCGAACGGAGAGTTGAGCATTACGAGAGAAGACGTTCTCGGCAAGTCGAGAGCAGAGAACCTTGTAATGACACGATGTATGGTCGTTGAGCAGATGATACACGCAGGATTCAGCATTACGACCACAGCGACCGTATTAAACCGCACCGTTTCAGCAGTGAGACATCTGAGCAAGATGGCTTACACCTATATCAGTACGTCTCGAGTTTATCGACTTGCCACGGCACAAGCGACCCTTCTAAACAAGGACGTAGAGCCGATTTGCATTTAAGAAACAAAAAGAAAATAACCAGAAGCGTTCTTTGACAATAATTCGATTAATACCCCTGCACTAACTTTTTTGAGCGAGCCAAAAATCAGAGTAACTTTGCAGCGGATTCCAATATTTGGCTTCCACAACGTAATTAACTCAAAATTTTATGGCAGACACAATCGAAAAAGTCTATTGCACTGGGGACGGTGGCAATGACAACCTAGCAGCAGCGTTGCTCGCTAGAGGTAGAGACAATGATCCAGCGACTATGCTGGCAGCAATGAACGGTGGTATGGGTGGAGGTTGGAACAACCCATTCGCCTACATGATGATGTTAGGAATGTTCCGCTTCATGTATGGCGATGGCTGGAACGGACAGAACGGCAACGTTCAGCGTTCCGAAATCCAGTCTCAGATTGACAGCCTTCGCACTCAGATGAGCGACAACCACAACAGCGACTTGTTGATGGGCGCAATTCAGGGCAACAACCAAGACTTGAAGACGCTGGCGGCTAACTTGAACTGCGACTTCAACGCTTTGCAGTCTTCTGTTTGCGGCATTCAGGCAGCAATCCAAGATGTAGGCGGCAAGGTTGGTTTCAGCGCAGAGCGAGTAATCAACGCAGCGAACCTCGGAAACCTCAACATCATCCAGCAGTTGAAGGACTGTTGCTGCCAGACCCAGCAGAACATCAACCGTATGGGCTACGAGAACCAGCTGGGGCAGAAGGACATCATCAACGCAATGCAGCAGGGGTTCTGCTACACCAATACTGGACTGGAGCGAGGTTTCAGTAACCTCGGCAACCTCATCCAAACGGTCGTTTGCGACTTAAAGACCTCGGGCAAGGAGAATACTCAGCGCATCGTTGATGTTCTGAACAACCACTGGGAGCAAGACCTTCGCATCCAGCTGGAGGACAGCAAGCGCAGAGAGCAGACTGGTTTCATCATCCAGCAGCTGAAGACCACCACAACCACAACTGGAGCGTAGTAGGTCTAAACAAAATCTATCAAGGGGCAACTCGCTGTGTTATCAGTGAGACCCCTTTTTGTCTATTTATCGAATTATCTAAAAAGAGCGCATCATGGAATTTAAGAATATACAGAGAAATCACCCGGTCTATCTGCTAGACAAGCAGACGGTGGAAGTTAAGGAAGGCAAGGTCGTAGACAACCAGCCTCACATCAACACTGGCATCGCAACCATTTCCAGCAGCGGACAGCCAATGCGAGACGTAACAATCGAGGTGGAGGGAAAGCAGACCATCTACACCATACCCGAACACCTCGGAGTTACCTTTGCAGGCGAAATCGTACTGGCAACTGACAAGGCAGACCTTTTGCCCGAAGTTGGGAAATTGGTAAATGAAGCCGATGAGATAATCAAGGCATACGAGCCAAGCAAGGAGCGGAAAGCCAAGGGCGAAGAACTTCTCGCAGCTTTGAACCCGGCAATCAAGGAAAAGCAGGAAACCGAAAAGCGTTTCAAGGCACTTGAGGGCGATATAAGCGGCATTCGTGGCATGGTTAAACAGTTACTCGACAAACTAGGATAGGAGGGCGCACAATGAAGAAAATAATCGTTATGCGCCATTCTTGCGACAGCGAGGAAGAGCGACACCAGCACCAAGAGAGCGACATCATCCACGGCTTACCATACGAGAAGGCAGCAAAGGCACTCATGGGAGCCAGTGGGTACGTGGCATACGTTGCCAAGCACGGCTACCACTTCACGAAACAGCTAGCAATCAAGGCAAGCGAGCAGATGAAGAACGTAGACGGAACGAGCCACCGATGGACGGTAGACGAAATCCGGCTGGCAACAAACAACGAGATAATCTCAAAGGGCACGACCCTCGGGGATATTCTCTATTTGGCTAATATGGCTTATGCGGACTTCTACCCGAAGGTAATCAAGACCGAGAGCGACTGCGTACAGTATGCTATTGCCGTAGCCAGTGATCCGGACGGATACGAGGGTATGGCATTCTGCAGGTGGACAGCAGACATCATCGGGAAGGGCGTTACCATCGACTGGGAAAAATTGGAATAACCAAAAAAAATAAATTGATATGAGCGAAGTATTTCACGATTTTCAGGTGCACCACTTATATCTGTGCGCCCTAGTAATTTTTATCTGTTTCGCTACAATTCTGATAGCGATGACAATTGACCTGATAGCAGGCATTCAGAAAGCGAAGGAACTGCATGTTGCAAGAACGTCGACCGGGTTGAAGAAAACGTGCGACAAGGCGAAGAAGTATTTTCCGACATTTCTCATCGCTGCGCTTATGGACGTGGCTACGTGTGTTATCTCTCCCTTCCCTATGTTCGCCATCGCCTGGACGGTGTATCTGCTTTTGTGCGAGTTCAAGAGCATCCGGGAGAAGGCATACGAGAAGGCAGAGATACGCAAGCAAGACCGCACGATGCAGGTAATCCTCGAGAACAAGGACGAAATTGCAAAGGCGGTTGTCGAGATAATGAAGGAAGAGCGCAAGAAAGGAGGAGATAATGAGAATAACTAGAGCGCAACTGGTTAAGGTAATGCCGAATGCAGGCAGCAGGGCAGATACCTACCTTCCAATCATTAACGGATGGGCAGAGCATTTCCACATCAACACCCCACTAAGGATGGCGCACTATCTCGCACAGATAGCGCATGAATCCGGTGAACTCAGATACACCAAGGAGATTGCAAGCGGAAAGGCATACGAGGGCAGGAAAGACCTAGGCAACACCCAGCAGGGCGATGGCGTGAAGTACAAGGGCAGGGGATTGATACAGATTACCGGGCGAGCCAACTACCGGAAATATTCCAATTATTGCGG